TATCATCGCCGCACAAAAACTTATTGGTTTGTCTAAGTACACTCGTATTGCTCAGTGGTGTGCTCGTCGCGGCACTCTCCAGGAAGAGTTGTGTAACGATATTGCTAGGGAAATAGAAAAAACCACAGGCGCTACAGACTTAGGTGTATACATTCAAGCTACGCATGGTTGCTGTGAGAATCGAGGCATTATGGCTAAGAGTAGTTTAACACAGACCACTGTATTGCGCGGTGCGTTTAATACAGATATGGGTACAAAGAAAGAGTTCTTTGACAATATTAAACTACAACAAGACTGGGCATCAAAATGATAGTGCAAGTACCAGCTGAAGGCATTATGCAAACGAACGATTGGGGAGACTCAAAAGTTTACCGCGTTACGTGCGAATGCGGTGCATCGGATCACGATCATCATGTATGGGTAGAAGCTGACGGAAACGATGTCAGTGTTACTGTCTATACAACTGTACGAAGCAATTGGTGGAGTAAAACTCGCTGGCATGCTATTTGGACATTGTTAACTAAGGGCTATATTGATACAGAGTCTACTGTAATCATGCGCAAACAACAAGCATTTAATTATGCTCATACATTATTGAGTGCTGTTGAAGATGTTGAGGAATTTAAAAATGCAAAACGCCAAAGACATAACTGATAATTTAATAAATCGTCTTCGTAGCTCAACATTACAGTTGTTCGAGATTAAACGAGAAGTAGGTCCTAATTGGATTCCAAACGGAACTATTCCTTTTGATATTACAGCTAAAAACGGTGTTGCTACTTTCAAAGTATACGCAGAGTTTTTACAAGACGCAGAAGATCAAGTAACACAATTTTTAGAGAAAGATGAAGATGAGTAAAATTAAAATCGCAGAATTATTTTATAGCATACAAGGTGTTCATTAAAAGTGTATATTTCCTCGCCTTGTATAAATAAGTGTGAGGAGACACTTATGCCTAAACAGTCTAAAGAACAAACACAAAACCGTAGAAAAAAGAATGACTTAATGAGAAAATTTGGAATAAACAAAAATCAATACGATTTTGTTCTAAAAGAACAAAATTTTGTATGTGCTATTTGTAAAAATCCAGATCCGTTAGAAAGAGCCCTTGCGGTAGATCACTGCCACACTACTCTTAAAGTTAGAGGATTGTTGTGTACTAATTGTAATACAGCTCTTGGAAAATTTCAGGACAATGTTGAATACCTTAAAACCGCAATAGATTATTTAGATAGAAATTTTGAAGTTCCGTTTATAGAAGATACTATAACTAAAAAAGATCGTGATGATAGACCTAATTGGAAAATGTTAGTTATAACTCCAGACGGGAGTTTTCCGTCTTTACAACATGCAGGAAAACATTATAATGTTAATGCTACTACGATTAGAAATTGGTGCTTGCCTGGAAAATATAAAAAAGAAGGTTATAGTTGTGAGAAAAAATATATGTCATTAAATGAAATAAAGGAATATTGTAATGTCAAAGATTAAGATAGCGGAACTTTTCTACTCTATACAGGGAGAGGGTAGATATATGGGAGTGCCCAGTGTGTTCCTTAGAACTTTTGGATGTAATTTCCGCTGTCAAGGTTTTGGTATGCCACGTGGTGAGTTAAGTACGGAAGCCGAAGATATTGCTACTGTAGTACATTTATATAACAAATATGAAGAACTTCCACTAGTGTCTACTGGCTGTGATAGCTATGCTAGCTGGCATCCTAGTTTTAAGGACCTTAGTCCAATGCTTACTACAGATGCTATAGCAGATCGTATTATGGAAATTCTCCCATACCATCAATGGCAAGACGAACATTTAGTTATTACAGGTGGAGAACCTTTATTAGGCTGGCAACGTGTTTATCCTGATCTTCTAGATCATCCTAACATGCTAGCATTGAAAGAACTTACATTTGAAACAAACGGAACTCAAGCATTAACGGATGACTTCCAACGTTATTTGCTAAAATGGCAAAAGAGCGAAGGGCAGTTGTATGCCAGAGATGTTACATTTAGTGTTAGTGCTAAGTTAAGTAATAGTGGTGAAAAGCGTCAAGATGCTATTCGCCCAGATGTATTGCTACAATATCAAGATGTAGGCTATACATATCTTAAATTTGTAGTAGCAACAGAAGATGATGCATATGAAGCTATCGAAGTTATGGACATTTACAGACTTGCAGGATTTACAGGCGCAGTATATCTAATGCCAGTTGGTGGTGTCGAAAGTGTCTATGCATTAAACAATCGTCGTGTAGCAGAATTGGCTATGAAGGCAGGCTTACGCTACAGTGATCGACTACAAGTGCCTTTATTTAAAAACGAATGGGGTACTTAACATGTTCTTTTATGCTTGCATTATTATTGGTTGGATACTATTAGTATTACTGGTTTTACTTTTTTTAAAAGGCGCTAGTTTTACCAATAGTGCTTGCACTGGTAATTGTAGGCAAGGAAGAGACTGTACTTGTATGGAACCAAAAAATGAAAAAATTGATTAAACGACTGTTAGGTATTGATAAGTTAGAAGAAAACTTAGCAGTACTTAAACAAATGGAAGCCGATGCACTAGCACGTACCGCAGAAGCTCAAAGTGCTGAAAAAGATGCAGTAGAATCTGAACGCATTGCCAAATTAACTCCCAAAGAACGTGCAACAATACGTGGCGAACCTTGGGTTAGTGTGTTGGATACACATGTAAACAAGGAAAACATTCGTAATGGCTTCTTTGAGCTTGACTGGAACCCAGAGTTTATAGTACAATTAAAGGCAGCTGGTTATGGTTTTGAAGGCGATCCTGAAGAAGAAATTGTTGATCGCTGGTTTAGAGATTTGGCCGCAAACATGCTAGCAGAGGCAGGACAGGATCCTAGTAGATCAAGTGCTGGTTTTATTAATGTAAGTAAATTAGGCGGCGGAAGAGCCGAGGTTCAATGACATATATTGTAGTCGATACTGCTAATACGTTTTTTCGTGCTAGACATGTAGTACAAGGTAGTGCTGATATTAAACTTGGCATGGCATTTCATATTACTTTTAACAGTATTAAGAAAGCATGGCAAGACTTTGGAGGCACACATGTAGTATTCTGTCTCGAAGGTCGTAGCTGGCGTAAAGATGTTTATAAGCCATACAAAGCTAATAGGCAAGAAACTCGTGCGGCTATGACACAAAAAGAACAAGATGAAGATAAATTGTTCTGGGAAGCATTTGACGAATTTAAAAATTTCATTACAGAAAAGACTAACTGTACTGTAATGCGTCATGAAAACTTAGAAGCAGATGACTTGATTGCAGGTTGGATACAAGCACATCCAGATGCAAAACATGTTATTATTTCGACAGATGGCGATTTTGCACAGCTAATCGGCCCTAATGTAAGTCAATATAACGGTGTAGGTGACTTACATATTACACACGAAGGAATATTTGATGCAAAAGGTAAACCAGTTAAAGACAAAAAGACGGGAGAGCCTAAGCCTGCACAAGATCCAGAATGGATGCTATTCGAAAAATGTATGCGAGGCGACACATCCGACAATGTGTTTTCGGCTTACCCGGGAGTTCGTACGAAAGGGTCAAAGAATAAAGTTGGTCTCATGGAGGCATTTCAAGATCGTAAGACTCGCGGATATAATTGGAACAATCTAATGTTGCAACGTTGGGTCGACCATAATGGTGTCGAACACAGAGTCCTAGAAGATTATCAACGCAATGTACAGTTGTGCGACTTAACAGCACAGCCTGAAGACATTAAGAATAAAATTAAAGAAACAATCAAAACTAACGCGGTGCCAAAAGAAGTTAGTCAAGTAGGTATTCGTATGCTCAAGTTCTGCAATGCTTGGGATATGAAAAAGATCGCTGATAACATTCAGCAGTATGCAGAGCCATTTCAGGCAAAATATCAAGGAGAAATTAAATGAGTGCAATTACAGATAAACTAGTTAAGGCTAACGAGTCATTTACAATCAATCGTTACGACAATGGATTTATGATTGAAGTCGGCGGACGTGATGACACCGACGATTGGAAAAATGCTAAAGTTATTGTTGGTACAGAAGAAGAACTGATTGACGCTATCAAAGAAGCATTGTCTTTACCATTAGCAGAATAAGGGGATAAACATGGCAACATGGACCGTTAGCACACATTATAAAAAATCTTGTCAAGAAGTTGAATTTTGGGTTCGACGTGAAGGCGAAGGTAAAATTATCACTACTAACGGTTTCCGTTATGGTGAATGGACTGTAGAAACTACAGACGACAATCCTCCAGAGTTTGAGTTTACTTTTGTTCCCGGAGGCGATGGCAAGAAAGACAGCATTAATATGCTAGACTGTGAAGTTAATAATATTGAAAGTGTTGAACTTGTTGAAATGTTTGACGGCGGTTGCTGGTATGATACTGAGTTTGTAGATCTTACTGAAGAAGAGGAAGATGAGCTTCAAGAGTTCATTGATGAAAACAGCATCTACGATTTAGAGGATCGTGACGAAGACGGTTGGTATCAAGATGAAACTGAATGGTGGATCTGGGGACCAATTGAAATTAAAAACGAAGCTGGCGAAACCGTGCGTATTATCTGTGCAGATGCTGACGGCAATGTAGTAGATTTTGTCGAAGAATGAGAGATAAATACGTACATTACTCGGGTGCCGTCAGGGCCCTTGTAATATTAAGGAGAAAATTATGACAGAGATACATGCCAAGCCTATTGTGGATGGTAAGTTTTGGATCGTAGAGCAAGACGGCGCTAAGATCGCAACACTACACAAAAAAGAAAACAATAAATTCATACTGAGCAGTACATCAGGTGAAGTTATGTTTAACAAAAAACAAGACCTTACCAAGCAATTTGGAGAAGGATTCTTTTTAAACAACACTAAAGTTAAAGTTACACAAGCAGAACCTAATGAATGTCACGGGTTTGCCACAAGTGTAAAGCCTTATAATAGTATGTATGATGTAAGACGCAAACTTCCATTGTTTACCAAGAGCAATGCTAGTAAAAGTCTATACTGTGCAGGCTATTATGTAATTAAATTCAATAAAGGTTGGGTTAAGAGCTTTTGTCCTAAGGTTATTACTTTAGAACGCAATGAGTATCGTGGACCTTTTAAAACTGAATTTGAAATGAAACAGGTACTTGCTAATGCAAAATCAGATTAATCTAACACCAATCACAAATCTTATTCAAGTAATCAGAAGTGCTGAACTTACTCAACAAAAAGAAGTAAGAATACCTATTCAAACGGCTAGGTTGTTAAGTTTAGCACTTGCTGAAATACAAGATAAGCTACTACAAGATTACGAAACGTTGTTTAACCAATTAAAAACAAGTCAAGATACTGAAGTTATTAGTGTTACAATGGATGGTGGTGGTTTTGAAGACAAATAAAGATAAATATATGCGTACATTACCGGGACGCATATTATGGCAAGACCAAAACCAAAGATACTATTAGAACACATTAACAAGAAAACGTACAAAGCCGAACAAGTATTAGAGGCAGAGGCCATCTGGGCAGTATTCTATAAGAACGAGCCTTTTAATCTAAAGTCATTCAATAGCCTTACCAGCTATCCAGGCCCGAAGTACAAAAAAGTTTCTTTCTCAAATCCTGGCCATGCACATAATTTGGCAAAGAAATTGAACCAAACTTTTGGTGTCGACGATTTCCAAGTAGTAATGCTAACTCAAGGCACTATAATAAAATGATAACACGCGATGCCCTAACTAAGATTTTTTTGCAACAATGGGGCAAGAGTACAGATGATGCCAATTTACAACTGTTCAGTCGTAAATGGTGGCAAAGTACTAGAGCAGGTAAACAAAATAATTTTCGTTTAAGTGAAGAGGGCTATGAATTTTTAGTTCAAGAATTGGATTTGAAAGAGTACGAGATTCCATTTACTGAACCAATCGAACTAAGTCCCCAAACTATCATATTTTTGGAAAGGTATGTTGATTGTCCATATTACCTAACTCCAATGTCAATCACTGTCTTTTCAGAACGCAAAGGTTTTGAGCTAATGTTGTTTTCAGACGACATTAGAAAATTTGGCATAATTAAAGCCATGAATGAGCGAGAAAAAGAACTTGCTAACACAGATAACAGTTGACATACACTCTACTTTCCTATACAATACATACTTACACAGCGTTATTTTAAATAACATTTTTTTAAGATAGGAACTAAAATGCCAGAAATTTCCAGCCGTACAGTGGGCCCAAGCGGCGCCAAAAAGTCTTTGCGTAAGGCTTTTAAAAATAAGCGTCCAATTTTCCTTTGGGGTCCTCCAGGTATTGGCAAGTCTGATATTATTAAACAGTTGGGTGAAGAATTAGAAGCTCACGTAATTGATGTACGTTTGAGTTTGTGGGAACCTACAGATATTAAAGGTATTCCATATTTTGATAGCAACGATGGTACCATGCGCTGGGCACCTCCTGCTGAATTGCCTAGCAAAGAACTAGCAAGTCAGCATAAACAAATCGTCTTATTCTTAGACGAAATGAACTCTGCGGCTCCTGCTGTACAGGCGGCGGCTTATCAATTGATTTTGAATCGTCGTGTAGGCACTTACCACTTGCCAGACAATGTTTCAATTGTTGCGGCTGGTAATCGTGAAACTGACAAAGGTGTTACATTCCGTATGCCTGCTCCGTTGGCTAACCGTTTTGTACACTTGGAAATGACTGTTAACTGGGATGACTATTTCGAGTGGGCAGTTGAGAACAAGATCCATAAGGACGTAGTTGGTTTCTTGAGCTTCTCTAAAAAGAGCTTGTACGATTTCGATCCAAAATCTAGCTCACGTGCTTTTGCTACTCCACGTTCTTGGAGTTTTGTAAGCGAATTGCTAACGGATGATGACGTAGATGTAGATACACTAACAGACTTGGTATCAGGCTCAGTTGGTGAAGGATTGGCTGTTAGCTTTATGGCCCACCGTAAAATTGCCGGCAAAATGCCTAATCCAAGCGACATTTTGAATGGCAAAGTTAAGAAAATGGACTCTAAAGAAATTAGTGCCATGTACTCTTTGACTGTGTCTTTGTGCTATGAATTGAAAGATTCTTGCGAAAAGAACGTTAAAAACTGGAATGATCAAGTTAACAACTTTTTCGAATTTATGATGAATAACTTTGAAACAGAATTGGTTATTATGGGTACTAAATTGGCTTTGAGCACTTACAAACTGCCATTGGATCCAGATGAAATCAAATGCTTTGATGATTTCCATGCCAAATACGGCAAGTATATTAGTGCCGCAACTGAGAAATAAATCGGTTTAAGGCTATTTGACACCTCCTTCGGGAGGTGTTATAATATATACATACAGTAAAGGAGCATCGATGTCACATACAGATCCAATTATCGACAAAATTATCGTAGCCCGTGTGGGTCTACTACTTCGCCATCCATTTTTTGGCAACATGGCTACACGCTTAAAAATTGAAGAAGGCTCCGAATGGATGGGCACTGCCGCTACCGACGGTCGCACTATCTATTTTAATCGCAAATTTTTTGAACCACTTAGTGTTAAACAAGTTGAGTTCGTTATTGCTCACGAAATTTTACATAATGTGTTTGATCATATGGGTCGTCGCGAAACTCGCAACCCACGTATTTTTAATATTGCCGCAGACTATTGTGTAAACGGACAATTGGTACGTGATCGTATTGGCGAACACAAAATCGAAGGCATTCAAATCTTCCATGATCCAAAATACTATGGTATGGGTGCAGAAGAAATCTATGACAAGATATATGATGACATGGATGAAGAAGAACTTAACCAGTTGGGTCAATTACTTGACGACCACATTGACTGGGGCGAGAATGGCAAAGATGGACAGCCAAAATATAGCAAAGAAGAACTAAAACAAATTCGTGATGAGATTCGCGAAGCTACAATGCAGGCCGCACAGGCCGCAGGTGCTGGTAACACTCCTGCTAGTGTACAACGCATGATTAAGGAACTAACAGAGCCTAAGATGAATTGGCGTGAAATCTTGCGTCAACAAATCCAAAGCACTATTAAAAATGACTATTCATTTATGCGTCCTAATCGTAAGGGCTGGCACATGAACGCTATTTTGCCAGGTACACAATATGATGAGACAATCGATATTTGTGTAGCAATTGACATGTCAGGTTCAATTGGTGACGAGCAAGCTAAAGACTTCTTGTCAGAGATTAAAGGTATTATGCAAGAGTACAAAGACTTTAAAATTAAAGTTTGGTGCTTTGACACTAAAGTCTATAATGAAGCAGACTTTGATGGCTATAACATTGACGAGTTTGACTACTACGAACCTATGGGTGGTGGCGGAACTGAGTTCGATGCCAACTGGGAATACATGAAGGAACACGATATTCAACCTAAAAAGTTTATCATGTTTACAGACGGTTATCCTTGGGGTAGTTGGGGTGATGAAAATTACTGTGATACAGTATTCATTATCCATGGAAATGATAAGATTGTTCCACCGTTTGGTGAATATGCATATTACGAATTTGCTACGGAAACTGCATAATGGCTTTAAAAAATGGTAAACCTAATCCTTTAGATTATTACAATCTACGCAGGGTTGAGTTTGCCTGCCCTCATTTTAAGTACACAACTATAGATAAATTCAATCCACAGCTAGCCAAATCTATCGATGCTTGGATACGTAAGAATTTAAATAATAGGTACTATGTAGGGCAGGGCATTACATTAGATTCAAGCAATACGATAGTTTATAATACACGTATTGGATTTGAAAGTGAAAAGGAACTTAGTTTTTTCACGATTGCATGTCCGCTCCTACAAAGTAGATAATTAAATTAGTACTTTAAGGAGAACTCTAAATGAGTGATGAAACTACACAACAACCAGCACAAGCGGCTGATACTACTGCACCAGCAGGACAAAATTCTAACGAATTAACAATTAACGATTTGCAAGCAATGAAAGTTATCATTGATATCGCTAGTTCACGTGGCGCATTTAAGCCAAATGAAATGGTTGCAGTCGGTCAAACTTACAACAAGTTAGAATCATTCCTAGACACAGTAGCAAAACAAGCTGAAGCACAAAAAGCATCCGCACCAGCAGGAGCTTAATATGGCCGAAATAAAACACGTGGCTCGTGTTAAAGCTACCAACAAAAAATGTTTGGTAGCTTATCGCACTTTGCCTGGCGATGCACATCATTGCCTAATCGTTCCAACAGAAAATATGCCTGACATCTATCACGATGCTATTATTAATCTAGTAGAAAGTGGTAGTGGTCAAGATGCATACGAGTTTGCAGATGCATTAGATCGTAATCAATTTCCAGATGGCAGTAACATGCTACGCTGGTTGCATGGTAATGGTCGGTTAATCAAAGCACCTACAAGCGATATTGAAATGACTCCAAACACACAAGCTAGTATTTTGTTAAGCGAGTTAAATCAAATCATTGCTGAACAGCGTGGAGTTGCTATCGATGATTTGTCTATTAAATCAGATACAAAAGAGAAAACAGAAGCTCGCCGTATTGAAGATGTAGAACAAATTGATACGCCAATCAAAGCTGATACAACAAGTGCTAAACCAACTGCAACTGTAGAAGTTACAGCACCAGCAGAAAATGCTAGCCCAGAAGATCAAGCAAAGTTCTATCGTAGTCAAGCAGATCGTTTGAGCAAGCAAGCCGCTGAAATGCGCCGCAAAGCCGAGGAGTTGGTTCCGACCAAAAAAGCAAAGTGACGAAATCGGGAAGAAATCTTCCCAAGGACGTCATTAAGCATTGGCCAGAAGTCTTCGGCGATGTACAGTTAAATGTAGTACCCTTAGGGTACTTACATACCGTACTGGTTAATTTTAAAGATGGTAAAACTTGGGAAATAAAAATAACTCAAAAAACCAAGCGAGATGGATGGCATGCCTTCGAAAGGAACTTGGCCGAACTAGTTAAAAATTACGAAGAAAAAATTAGTGATATCGATTTTAAATTAGATACAAATCGAGTTAAAAAAGATATCGAACGTAGTACACAGAAATTTTTACGAAAGAAAAAGTTATAATGAATGTTAGATTACTTAGTTACAGCCAGCCAACTGAAGAATTTGCTAGCATGGGAATCACTGACGCCCAAGAACTCATTGCCTTCTGTGCCCGAGTTTCAAACCCAAGCAATCAACTCAACACAGAAACTAGTGAGAAGCTTATCAAGTATCTCATCAAACACCAGCATTGGAGCCCACTTGAAATGGTCTCAGCTTGCATCGAAATTACAACAACTAGAGACATTGCCCGTCAAATCCTTAGACACAGAAGTTTTAGTTTCCAAGAGTTTAGCCAACGCTATGCTGACCCGACAAAGGATCTCAACTTTGTACTTAGAGATGCCAGAAGGCAAGACTTCAAGAATAGACAAAATAGTGTAGAGTTAGATGTTCATAATAATGACGAAGATCGATTCCTTGCCTATCAGTGGGAACGTATGCAAGAGCTAGTGATTAAACAATCACGTGACGCATATGAATGGGCTATACTAAAAGGTATTGCTAAAGAACAAGCTCGTGCTGTACTACCAGAAGGATTGATTGAAAGTCGTTTGTATATGAATGGCACACTACGTAGTTGGATTCATTTTATTGAATTACGTAGTGCTAATGGCACACAAAAAGAGCATCAAGAAGTTGCTATTGCATGTGCAAAAGTTATTGCTGAAATTTTTCCGCTTGCCACTGATCTTGTAGCCAAGTAAAATCATTTATCTTAGACAGTGCCTCCGGATTGGAGGCATTTTTTTCTCCGTAACTCCTACCAGCACAAGCGCCTTTTATAGCAAATTCTGCATAGTCACCTTGGGCAACATTGCACCATATATCTAATCTTTCATTTGCTTCAGTATCGGCAATCACAGCTAGTTTGGCACACTCCCTAAATGCACTGCGCCATGTACTATATTCATCAGTATTAAATGCAGTTATGTTACTAACTTCGTCCATTACCTTAAAGTTCTTGCTGATATTTGTTGTCATGTCTATAGATGACGTATCCATAGCTAATGTTAATTTTTTTGGTAACAGTTTAACACCACCATAGCCGTATTCTAAATTATTGACTGGATTACGACTGCGCCAAACATGCACAGTTTCTAATTCCCAATCACCTGGAATTTGATATTTAAAATCAAATGAATCTAGTATAATAGCATCAGCATCTACTACCCAAAACATTTTAGTAAATGATCTTTTGGCGGCAGCTATATGAGCATTGTGTATTCCTTGTACATTGCTCACACGTTTTACTAGAGGAAATCGCTCTTTAAGTTTTGCAAAATTTTCTTCTGCATATACTTCGTTATAGCTGATAAAAATTATATCGTACATTATACTTTTTTACGGATACTACGAGGCATAGGGCTATAAACAGTTTTAAAAAATTTGCTACCTGCTCCATCTAAATTGGCAATTTCTAATTTTGATTTAGCCATTAATTCTTTTGCAAGAGTGTTTATGTATTTTGTTATTTCTTCGGGTTCTGCCTGTGCGTGAGTAGTTGCCCAAAATTCAGTTAACCAATCAAAATCTCTAACATTACTATAATCCCAATCTGTTAAAAGAGTTTTATAAGCTCCTTCTCTAGCTCCTAATATTGACCAAATACCGTTTTCGGCATCAGCGCCAACACTACACCAAATTAATAATCTATGATAATTTTGCCACCAGATTTCACTTATATTGTTTACTCTTGCACCTTGTACTAGGCACATTTTAACACCTTCTCTGAATCCTGCTCTCCATGCTTGCTCAGGAGTTGCATTGGTAAAACTTTCACTATAACACTCATTAAACTGGTAATATCTTTGATCAAAACAAAACTCAACACGACCTTGCACATCATCTGGATCACTATTTTCATGTGTTTTCATTTCGTTGACAAATTTACGTGTCCATAATTTAAGTCCGCCATTACCGTACTTTAGTCCGTTAACATGAACATTACCTGCCCAACTAAACACATTTTCGTCAGTAAATTGTTTACCATCTATTTCAATTTCAACTTCTAAGTACTTTGGATCAATTATATTATCACCATCTACTGTAGTAAAGTATTCTGTTTCACTTAATGCCGCGCAGGCTTTATGTGCCGCATCCGAACCTTTTACTCCATGTACACGTTTAGCCCAAGGCACTTTTGTTAATAAATCTGCATAGTTTTTTTCAGCATTTGGTTCGTTGTAGCTGAGAAATATAATGTCTTGTTCTATAACTTTAATTGTTGTCATTTATAATCCTTAATTTTTGACTTTCAAAAATTAGTTTTGTTGCAATATTAATTTTATCTATCTTTAATTCAAAATCACTTTCAAATGCAACTCCAACACATTGTTTTGAAAACAAATCATTTGAATCAATAATAATAGTCCTAATCAAAAAATCATAATCATTTTCTAAAATAATAAAAAACAAAACTTTTGCATTGTCTAATTTTACAGTAAGTCTGCTTTTAGCCGAGACTGATAAAAAGAAATTCCATTCTTTTTTAGGACCATTCCACTCAACTAATAATTCAGGATCTTTAACTGAATTTTCAGTTACAACTTCCAGCATGGTATTTTTAAAATTATACGCTTGTTCGACTGCTGAAATTAATTGCAAACTAGTTGTTTCACCTTCCTTAACTAGTCCTAGTAAATAGTCGCTAAATTTTTCTTTACCCGAAACTAATCTTTCATAGGTATCGTAATCTACTTCAAGATAATCTTTATAAAGATTTATTTTTTCGTTTGTAATAGATAATAATTGTTTTGTCTCAGCATCATAATATGCATAAAATATATCGGAAATATGCTTAGGTGGAGGAGCCGGTTTTTTACGAGCCATATGCTAACTCCTCTAAACGATTAATTATTTTTTCATTTATAAAAGATTTTTCAACATAATGAAAAATCTTTTCTTGCTTGATGTTACCTACTACAAATTCTCCTTTAGAATTCAATACAGAATTAACATAATTTCTCCAACTGATTGGTGTAGAATTCCAACCTTGTATTGCCGGTTTCATATGTATAAATTCTAAAGGATTTAATATGTCAATAGCGTCATCTTGCATGCCAGAGATAACTAGTGCAATAGATGCGGCTAAATCCATACTGATCCATTCTTGAGGTTCTAATGGTGCAAATGTTCCACGACAAAATTCCCAATTTTTTACAACAAATTCTAATATTTTATAAAATTCAAAACTAGGTTGATTCTTTTTAAAATAGTGTAAAGCAAAATATGGGTTAGGTAAATTATTAGCAATAAATGTTTTACGATGGTAAGTATCTTGTAATATTGGTTCTAACTTATAATTTCTTATTTTATTGCAAAATTTGATATCAAAATTACTACAATAATCCCACCATAGACTAATATCTCCTAACACAAACATGTCTGCATCTAACACTATTGTTTCATCATAAGGTGTAGTATAATAAAGTTTCCAGCGATGTTCGGCTTGTAACGGACTTTCACCTGCAGAATCAAACCAGGGAATTGGAATTATTTGATCAAATACTTTACTATATTTTTCAGGAACTACATCATTGGTTACTAGACTAATATTCTTAACTGTGCTTTGACTGTATTTGATACTTAATGCCAACGCATAGGCCTGTTGAATATAATCAACACTATCTGAATTTTGTGCAAAAACTAAAAATCCTTTAGACACCTAAACTTCCATCTATAAATCTACTAAGGCTTAATTTATTCATTACATGAACGTCTAATCCTGTAGTTTTTGTCACTAGGTATTCTCCAAGATAATCTTTTTTCTGTGTTAAAAATTTCATCTTATTTCCATCGGCGCTGATTAATATATCGTTATCAGTTGCATATATCATTTTTCCCGGTAATTCTATGGCAAAATTATTATTAATTTTACCACTCATGATATGTATAGCAATACTAAAAGCAAAATCATTTCTATACAAATTAGAAGATATATTGTAAAGCAATCTAAAATATTGCCAATTTTCTTTTATATAAGAAATTAAATTAAAAAACAGTTCATTAACTTCATTTTTTTGAAAGATAAAAACTGTTGCCCAGAAAAACGGAATACTGTATTGATTAATTCTTTGGAATTCTTCGTTGTATCGTTCGAACGCTAGATCAAAACTATTTTGATAAATTTGAAAATCGTAATTGTTTTCTAAAGCAGATTTTAAAACAGGAGAATTAATGATATAATCACTGTCAATAACTAGTGTTCTATCATAAGGCGTTAAGTTAAAAATGTTAACACGGTCCTGATTTTTCCAAGACAATGATTTAGAGCTTAATGCTCCGTCATAGAATTTTTTTGTAGATGCTTGATTAGAATATGGTAATTCAATTATTTGATCAAATTTATGATCAGGAAATGCATTTAACAAATAGTCTTTACTGTCTGTAGCTATGCTTACAGGAATTTCTAAATGCTCGTGTATTTTACTAGCCGCAAAAATCGCTAGTTTTATATAATCGATAGATGAATTATTTTGTGCAAAAATTACTGCGCCTGTTGTCATAGTTCAACTATATCTGAAATTTTTCGTTTACTTCTTAATTCTGCATATTTAACTGCATAGTCGTTAGTTGACTCAAAGTATATCAGTGAGATATCATCGAAAAACTTTTGGACATCGTTGATAATAACAGGGAAATTATTTGAATCTAAGAATGCCACATCTTCTGTATGACCCATATCCAAAACTGTTTTGGTAAAATTAATTAGTTCAGGACTAATTTTGAACGTGGCACCGTTGATATAGTATATCAACTTTTGATTGTATTCTTCTAATATTATTCTGCGTTGATTAGATAGTGTTGACATGTAGTTGGCAACACTAAACGCTTTTTCAATTCTCTCATCCATAGACAACTCCGTAGTATACAATAATATACTACTTTAATTATCTTGTCAATGGATTAGGTAATTAAGGTCCTGAACTAGTTACACTTGGAGTATATCCGCCAACTGTAACGTTTGAACCAGAAGCATAGTAGCCTTGAACTGTACTTGTTAAAGTACCTTCTACGTTTTCATCTGTTCCCCATGGAGCATTTGGTTGACCAGATAAATCTTGGAAAGAAATTGTAAATGTAACAATACTACCAGTACCGTCTACTTGTCCATATATATCATATTGGTTCGGTGTATATGTAGGACTGCTTGTAGCTTTAGTAAACAAAGTTTGTGGGCTAGTTGTTAATTGATAAAAACCAATACTACTTGCAGGAGTTCCTGATCCAGTATTTGTAGTGCTATTGTAATTCATAGTAATAGTACCCATATTGGATAACAAAGTTGCCCAGTCGTTGCCTTTAGCTTGGCTACCGTCGACTGGAATATTTGTTAGGTTTGCACTAAATTGTATATTACTCCCTGAATTAAAGTAATATCTTGCATTAGCATTACTACCAAAATTAAGAGTTACAGTATGGTTAATTGTACCATTCCATGCAGTTGTTCTTTGAGAAGAAGATAGTGTAGCTAGTGATGCTTGTCCAGCTGGAGGTTGAACTAGTGCATTAGTTTGTATAAGTTGTGCATATTGATAATAAGCATTCCAGTCTGAATATTTAACAAGTATACCTGTATTAGGCAATGTTAAATTTCCACTTTCATTGTTACCAGTTTGGTGCTGTCTAGCCGCAAGTAAATCGTTTCTTAATGCAATCCATTGTGCCGCAGTGATCTTTTGTCCCACAGCAACTTGACTACTAGTAACTGTTTGTCCGTATCCTAGTGTGCCTGAGCCAGCGCCTAACACTGTAGCAATAATTGACTGTATTGCATTAAAGTCACTAGCAAGTATTTGGGTGCCTTGTCCAGCCATTTTTTATCCTTTTTAACTTCTATTTTAAAGTATTACGCATTCAACTAGTGTTTCACCGCTCTCAGAACAATCTTCAAGAGCAACAGCAAAACAAATAGGTACTGTATCATCTGGGCTAAACATGACATTCATACTTACAGCTAATCCGTGACCGTAAGCTGCCATTTGATCTCCTTTACTGCATCCGCCAACTACTCTAACTGGAATACGACCTTTAAGTGCTACATACTGGCCGCCTTCTAGTGCAGAATTCATCTTATAAGCTGGGTTTGTACTGATAGCCCCAATTGGTTTATCGCCATAACTTGCCGCTACAACTTCAGCTGACCCGCCTACACAAACTACTGTTCCTGGTGGATATTCTTCTTGTGTTAAGTATTTTTCTGCCAAGTCAGCGTAGTAGCTTGTTGTACTTGCACCGTTAAATGTATTAGCATTAATATTACCGCTACCATCACGAGCAACAACTGTACCAGGACTTGTTGATACGCTTCCTGCGTAAGCAGTTCCACCAATAACTAAATTATTAGCATTAGTAGCTGTTCCGTAAAAATTAGTAGCTGTTACACTTAACCAAGAGTAAGATCCATTACCTAAATTACTAGTTGCAGTAACACCTGGTAATACATCTGAGTTAACTAATTGTAGTGGAGTTAATGTTGTTGCATTATTTGTTGTTTGGAAAACAATAGTATTGTTGCTTTCGTTTTGAATAGTAGGTGTACTACTGTTATTATTAAATACACGTAAACGTGCAACAGGATTACCAACGGTATAGCCAACGTCTGCAAAGTTAACAACTGTGCTAAAAGATGCACTGCCTGCTTGAACATAATTGCTAGCTAATTGACCGCCCAAACGATCAGCATTTGTAGCTGTACCCCAGAATCTGTGACTGCTTTGTGTTTGTCCAGGCTGTGAACCATTGTTTGTATTAACTAATGTTACACCTTGCTGTATTTGTGTGAAACCAGTAATAGGGTTTACAGTACTATCTAGAGTAAATGCACTGTCAGCACTAACAATAAAAATAGTTTGTCCGTTATCAATAGCTTCAATTACAGTATGGCTTGTACCAAATGTGTCTTTAACACTAGTACTTAACATTTCAGTAGTAGCTGAACCAGCTACTGCTTGGGGTCCAATTAAAGTAAAGCTAGTTCCGCCCCACGCAAACAACTGATTAGTTGTAGTATCAAACCAAAAATCGCCTATTGTTAAGCCGCTTGGTGCTACTGACCCAATTTCAGCACCGCCAGTAGTACGGAATTGATTACCGTCCCAAAATTTCAATTTGCTGTTGCCACTATCGAACCAAATTTGTCCAGTTAATGGGCTAGCAGGAGCAGTACTATTAGCAAAATTTTCTAGCAAATAGACAAAATTTTCGTTCTGAATTGATCCGTAACCTGCGTAATTTTTACCAACTAATTTTAAATCTGTGGTAGCATCAACAGTACCGTCGGCGACTGTTACAAGTAACGTTCCGTTATAGTGATTGATTGTATATGCCATTGCTCCTGTTTCCTTATTCTTGAGTATTTATCATTGTTTTAACTGTTATTACCAGCTACTTAGAGCCGCTCTGCGCCAAGTGTTTGTTGCTGTACACACATATATGTAATTAGCGTCCCATACAATTTGCCCTTTTGTACCAGTACTAGTTGCACTAGCCGGTGCATTTCCAGTAGTAGTTACACTTAATGTTGGTGTGGTTAACCCTGTACCAGTGCTAATTGCTCCTGAACTATTAATAGTTCCAGCTACATCTAATGTATGTTGAGGACTACCTGTAAATATTCCAACAAAATTGTTCTGTGCATTAACATATAACGCAGAATTTAAACCGTTGCCATTTAAAGTAGATATTTGAAAATTCTGATTTGATGAGTTCGATTGTATCTGGAATAGTACCGGCGAAACATTAATTTCGCTGTTACTACCTGGACCTAGTATTAAAGCTGGGTTAACTGCACTATTTTGTACTGTTAATGTTCCTGCGCTAATTGTGCTATTACCAGATGTTGTTACAAAACTACTAGCAGAATATAAAGTAACACCATCTTGTCCTAATAAATTATTAGCAGTTAAAACTGGAACGTTAAATTCTACACCTGTTAAACTACTAACGTTAAATCCTATACTAATACTTCCAGTAAATCCACCAATTGCACTAGCAGGAGTAAACGATTCTGATGCAAATATACCTAATAAATTACCGCCGTTATACAAATAAGTTACTGTATGTGCAAGTTTGTTAGTGTCAATAATAGAATCTACAATAAAACCGCTTTGGCCTTGGGCAGAAGAGTATATAGGACCTGCTAGAATGTTTTCAACACCGTCATTAAAATATAATTGGCCGTTTGCACTGTCAATCCAAAGATCTCCAGTAGTTAAACTACTAGGTACTGTACTACTAATTAGTGTGCCGCCACTAACAACAAACTGGCTTCCGTTATAAACTTTTAATCTATTTTGTGTAGTATCAAACCATAGTTGTCCAATAATAGGATTATTAGGCTGACTTGTATTTGCAAAATTTTCTAACAAGTGAATGAAGTTATCATTGACGTACAATCCATATCCAGTAGCATTTTTACCAATCAGAGTAAGGTCAGTGGCTGTTTGATTAATTGTTCCATCAATTAATTCAGTTAATGTGTTGCCGTTTGTTAGTTGTATTGTATAACTCATTATAGTACACCAGTGAAAATTATGTAATTAATAGTTTGGTATGGATTCATTGTTACCACCGGAGTTGCATGTGATGATGAAACAACACTTCCACTGTCTGACAATCCATATCCTTGACCGCTTTGTGCTGTTGTTGTCAATCCCTTACCTGAACTAATGTTTGTACTTGGGTCTGTAGCACTATTTGGAGCTCCAACTGCATAGAACTGTTGTACACCGTCATTAAGATTATGTTTATGATCGGGTAAGTTAGCTGTTGCTAGTGTAATTGTATTGCTACCACCACCTGCGCCTACAGTATCTGCTGTTACATCAGTAACTCTGTTGGCTGCGCCGCCACCTGCGGTTATTAAATTGCCTGATCCGTCTTTATTTGGTACAGCAAGACCGTTATTCATGTTGTCTGCACCAAGTGGGAAACGTCCTCTTAGGTCTGGTAGGCCGAATGTACTTTGTCCAACTAGTAATCCTGGTGCTTTATATGTATATTGTACTACTGCAAATAAAGCAGAATATTGACTAATTCTAACTTCACTACCATCACATAACAAATAACCATTAGGAATATTACTAACAGGACCTGCGTAAGGGAATATACAACCAACAGGAACTGTGGCCACATGATTTAATAGTGTACTCTTAGTCATACTGATTAATCCAGTACCACTTCTATAGACTAAGAATGTGTCAGTAGGAACAGAATCAGTGGCTGCAACCTTATTCGTAATAATTGATTGATTAATACTAGTAGTAAACAGTTGAGTACCAGTTAACGATTGTCCGTTAAACTCTACTCCATCACTAGTTACATCACCTTGTAACTGTAATGTAGTAACTGATTGTAATTTTGCCGCACTGGCCGCCACGCCTTGACTACCTGTTAGTGTAGCACCATTTAATGTACCACTAAAGTTACCACTAAATGTTTGTGCAAAAATATTTCTAAAAGGTCTTGATACAGAACCAATGTCATATTGGTTGGCGGCGCTGTCTGTTCCTGGTTGAATTACTGTTCCCGCTACAGGATTACTGTTGCTGTCTAAACTATTAACAGAAATAACACCGTTAGCTGTTATGTTTCCGCCAAATGTTGCCTGTTTTGCAACTTGTAGTCCACCCGCTGTTTGAATGCTTGCACCGCCCACATCAAATGGGCCGGTACTTGTAGCACCAACGTCTGTAGTTCCTTGGACAATTAGTCTTCCTGGTACTGGACTACTTGGAACAATTCCAATCCATTTGATAGTTGCACTACCATCTGATACATTTGAACCGGTAGTATCTACTGGACTAACTGTACCAGTAGTACCACTTGTAACTACTTGATAATAATTGTATGTTCCGCTGATGTTAACACTAAGATATTGCCCTGCGGTTACTGCGGTTTGACTTGTCCATGCAGTTGCTTGAGAACTAGGATCATCTTTTATGTAAGCACCACCGATAACATCTAGTGTTCCTTGTGGATTAGTATTACTATTACCAATACCTAGTCTAGCATTTGCAGTTAAATGTAATGCAACGCCTACTGTTCCATTATTGTTTAAAGAAAATTCAATAGGATTTCCACTATTCTTACTATAAAACAATGTAGTATTGGCATTGATACCAATATTAAATCCTAAGTTAGCACCTATTGTTATACCGCCATCATTACGAACACTAATTGTGTTATTGGCAATAGTAGCAATATCACTGCGTAAAAAATTTGAACTAGCTACAGCCGCACCGTTTATTAACAAAGCGTCTGCTGAACTAGCTGTTCCCCATAAGCCAGTATATGCACTACCAGTATCTGCTACTGTTTTTTTACTGGCAATATTAATTCCAGTATTAATTGTAGGAAATCCGCTAATTGCGGCTTTAGGTGTAAATGCATCTTCGCTTATAATTGCTACACGATAACTTACAGTAGTACTTGCGCTACTGCTGGCATAGATAGTTACAACATTATGGCTAACATTGGTAGTGTCTACAATTGATTCTACTACAGGTCCTGAAGTTAGCCCTGCACTATATTGAGGACCAACTAATACCCAAGTACTGCCTGAATATAAAAACAACTGACTTGTATTTGTGTTAACCCATAAGTCGCCTGCTAATGCGGCAGCTGGAGCACTTGTAGCTTTTTTAAGGCTACCAGCTGGTTGCCAAGTAGTGCCGTCATAAACTTTTAATAAATTAATTCCGCTAGCAGTATCAAACCACAGTTGTCCTTGAACAGGGTTAACTGGAGCAGTATCATTAGCAAAATTTTCCAACATGTGTAGCATGTCAGTGGCAATAACTGCTCCATAGCCTGCGTAATTTTTACCAACAAAGTTAATACTGGTAGTACTATTGATAGTACCGTCGGCAACTGTAATTGGTGGTTTGTCAGGATTATTAGATTGCGTAAATGTAACTTGATAAGTCATCTATTATACTCCTACCAATCCAGTTAAACTTTGAATACGTACTGTATAATCAATCTGAACTAATCGATTAAGACTTTTTAGTACAGGATGGAAAATAACATGTGTCAATAGTAGATATGACCCGTTGGCATTATAGGCTTGCAGACCTAATTCATCGAACACAAACTGACTGTTGCTGTTGTTCACTACATCAAAAGCACTTTGAGTACTAGGCTCTCCATAATCTAACAAACAAGTTACAAACAAATCTGTATAATTTGTTCCAGTTGTGTGTCGTGTTTCTATAAAATTTCTACTAGGGTCTGTATTGTTTGCACTATTTTGATTGACTACTTTTGCGTATGTTTGGTTGTAAAGACTAGCATTTGTTCCGCTAGTGTTTGGTGTAAGGTATGTAATAATTCCTGTTGGATCGATACTAGTTCCGCCGTTACCAAAGGCCATATTGTAAACAAAACCGTTGCCGCTATCTGCTAGGCTTTGAGCCAAAGCTACACTAATGTTTTCATAGTGAATTGCATTGCGTTTGTCAATGTAGATTTCTTTAGATTCAGGGTCATATATTTTAATATGTCCCTCAATATGTATTCCTGTTGCGTCTTTAGTCTGCATATCAATCTCTCTTTATCTTATATTTATCCGTATCAATTATGTGCTAGTTTAACTATCGAGCACCTGTTGTTTTTCTTGGATATACTGCACCCGATGCCGGGCGAAATCCATAATTTTGTTTAGGGAAAGTTACATTTGGTCGAATTTTAGTATAAAGTGTCGTTCCTGTCGGTGGTCCTAAGCCTGTAACACAGTCCCATCCTGTTGTTCCTGCATACCCTGTAGTAATTACATCATTATTAGATCCTACTGTAATATCATAGAATGCATTAGGATTAGAGTAAAAAAGTGTGTTATAGTCAACACTAGATCTTTGTATTCCAGTAAGTTGTTGGAATCTGGCTAACATTCCGGCCATTACAGGACATGCTAGACTTGTGCCGCCGTAGCCAGATATTGAACCATTAAAATATAATGAATATACATTCATTGGAGCTGAAATATCAGGAACTCCTCTTACTGTTAATGCAGTAGGACTTCCTGTGACTCCATTTGTAATTTTTGTATAGTTTAATCCATTTTGCCAACTTGGTAAAGAAAATAATGTACTTAGGCCTCCGCCGCCGCCCCAAGTTGTTCCAAAATTTGAATCTCTATTATCATCTGTTTCTGCCGACCTAGCATTAGCACCTGTTAGTGTAAGTTTGGTGCCGCCTACTGAAATTACTAACGGGCTCGATTCTGGATAACCAACCGATAATCCGCCTGCACCTGTGTACCATTCAGATCCCGAATCTCCGGATGCAATAAGTATTGTTTGTTTGTTATTAAGTGCTGTAGAAAATTGTGTTGATAAAAAATCACTAGATTCAGAAGTTCCCCAACTAATGCTAATTATATGACAACCATCTGCTATAGCTTGATTAATAGGACTAGCCCAAGTTTGTCCAATATATATAGTTATATTAGCTTGTGGCACCATAGTAGCTATACAAAAAATATCAACAGTATTTTCTCCACTTGAATTATCACCAGCACTAAAAGTTCCTGTTGCGCCATCAAATAATTTTTGTTGTATTGTCGGAACTGTAAGAGTTGATGCTATTAGTCCAGCAGTTTGTAAATCGGCAAAAGATTTATTAAGGTCGCTTTGTAAAAACCCACCACCAAGACTGATAATTCCAATTTTAACTCCATATCCAGTGCTTGCCGGTAATCCGTATGCTGTGGCAATTTGTGGCGGGGTAAGATATCCGTTAACAGGCAGTGCATTTGGCACTGCTCCTGTATCAGGATCTGTTACAGTTACTAGAACAAGGTTAGCTGGTTTAAAGTCCATGTTATACTTCTAATTTAAGATATGTTAATGTTACTGTAATAGTATTTGATGACCCACTATTATTGTAAACTTTCAAATAAGTTGTTGAACTAATTGAAGGATCTGCGTTATATCCATAAACTGCAGGTGTAAAATATGTTGTTGTTGCAGTTGTTGTTATTGCTTCCGCTACAACACCACTACCTGGTGTTGGATCTGTTGTAATTGCTCTTGAAGCATCATTCGATTGTGCTGTAGAACTTGTGTAAACTGTTACCCATGCTCCTGCATTAACTTGTATACTGTATAAAACATATCCTTTGGCCATTGCTGTATTAGTCAACGTATAAGATTGATAAGCAAGGCTGCCTGTTATTACTTGTACAGTTGAACGACTTTGTAATCCAGTTGGTTGTACTGAACTAATTACACCATTACTAATAGTAATTGTAGAACCGTCAACTTTAACACCACCAAGTACACCAGTTGTTGCAGTTGGTAATGAATAATTTGTATAATTAGCAACTAATTGACCGCTGCCATTAAATGTTAAAGTTGATCCATCAATTTTAATTCCGCCAGAAACTGTTGTGCTTGCTGTTGGCAAAGTATATTGAGCAGAACTAATTACGCCGCCACCGTTGATTGTAATAGTAGTTCCATCAACTTTTACACCACCTAATATACTCGTAGTAGCTGTTGGTAATGAATAAGCACTAGCACTACTAATTACTCCATTACTAATTGTAATAGTGGTTCCGTCTACTTTAACACCACCTAAAATATTTGTTGTAGCAGTTGGCAATGTATAATTTGTATAGTTGGCACTAATGATTCCATTAGTAATTGAAATGGTTGATCCGTCTACTTTAACGCCGCCTAGTACACTTGTTGTTGCTGTCGGTAATGTATAGCCGCCAACACTGCTAATCACGCCATTATTAATTGTAATAGTTGAACCATCTACTTTAACACCACCAAGTACACCAGTTGTTGCAGTTGGTAAACTATAAGGTGTTGCACTAATTATGCCACCGTTAATTGTAATACTAGTTCCATCTACTTTGACTCCGCCAAGCACTAATGCACTTGCTGTTGGTAAACTATAAGGAGCTGGAGGAGTAAATGTAAACACATTGTTTAGATAACTCAACGATCCATTTCCGCTAGCACCGTTTGTTATTATACTCAAACTGTTTGTTGACAACGGAGTATAACCTAATGCTCCAGTAATTTGACCAATAGTTAAAGAATTACCACTGATACTAG